GTTGACAATATGGAAGAATACAAGTATATACTTGGACAAATTCGTACATACGAATTTTTATTACAGGAAATCTCTAACCTGCTAAACAAAAAGGAGCTAAATGAAGATGCCGGAAACGTTATTAAACTCGACTGAAGTACCAAAGACTGTTCTAGGTCTTGAACAAAAATACCAAGAAGAAAATAAAAAAATTGAAGATAAAACTATAAGAGCAGAAAATATTTCTGAATCTTTAATTGATAGTTTACCTAATCCAAGTGGTTGGAGATTATTAGTATTACCATTTACACCTAAAGATAAAACTAAAGGTGGAATTATTATATCACAAGAATCATTAGACAAATTAAGAATAGCTACAAACTGTGGTTATGTTTTAAAAATTGGACCATTAGCTTATAACGATAAAGAGCGTTATCCAACAGGTCCATGGTGTAAAAAAGGAGATTGGGTTATCTTTGCTCGTTATGCGGGTTCAAGATTACCAATAGAAGGTGGAGAAGTGCGACTACTAAACGATGACGAAGTACTTGGGACTATTAAAAATCCTGAAGATGTTCTTCATCATATTTAAACATAGGAGGCACTATGCCAATGGAAGAAAAAAGACTAAAAAATGATCCATTAATTGATGTCGGCGAAAAAGAAGGAGCTGAAATCGAATTGGATAACAACGAACAAACAAAAGTCGTTGCTGAAGAGAAAAAAGAAGAGAAGATAGAGGTTCAACAAGAAGAAGAAAAACCTGTTGTTGAAGCAAAGGTTGAAAAACCTGTTGCAGAAAAAGACGAGTTAGAAGAGTACAGTGAAGGCGTTAAAAAACGTATTGCTAAATTAACTCGTAAAATGAGAGAAGCTGAAAGACAAAGAGAAGAAGCTATTCAGTTTGCTAATTCTGTTAAAAAAGAAAAAGAACAAATTGAATCTAGATTATCAAGAACAGATCAAAGATATGTATCTGAATTTGAAACTAGAATTGGTTCTAGTTTAGCAAATGCTAAAATAGCTCTTAAATCAGCCATTGATAATCAAGATGTAGAAGGTCAAGTTAATGCTCAACAACAAATAGCAGAACTTACTTTGGAAGCAGCAAGATTAAAAAATCTTAAAGCTTATCAACAAGAAGAAACAGCAGCTAAAGAAAAAGAGGTTGCAATAACACCTCAACAAACTGCTCAAACCGCACAAGTAGATCCAAGAGCTGAAGATTGGGCTTCTAGAAATACTTGGTTTGGACAAGACTCTGCTATGACTTATACTGCATTTGATTTGCATAAAAAGCTTGTAGAAGATGAAGGTATAGATCCTAAAAGCGATGAATACTATGAGGAAATTGATAAGAGAATAAGACTTGAATTTCCCCATAAATTTGCTACAAAGGAAACTATAACTACGGAAAGAGCAAAACCTGCTCAAACTGTAGCATCAGCGAATCGTCCGGCTCAAACAGGACGCAAAAAAACTGTAAAGCTCACACCTTCACAGGTAGCAATTGCTAAAAGATTAGGTGTGCCACTTGAAGAATATGCGAAACATTTAACCACGAAGGAGGTATAGGCATATGGACAAAAACAAAACAATTAAGACTTCCCGTGCGAGCGAAACTAGGACTAAAAATGATAGACCTAAAGTTTGGACTCCACCGTCATCTTTAGATGCACCACCTGCGCCAGACGGCTTTAGACACAGATGGATAAGAGCTGAAAGCTTGGGCTTTGATGATACAAAGAACATAGCTGGAAGATTAAGATCAGGTTACGAGTTAGTGAGAGCTGACGAATATCCAGATCACGATTATCCAAGTGTTAAGGACGGAAAATACGCAGGAGTCATTGGAGTAGGCGGCCTAGTGCTGGCTAGAGTACCAGAAGAGATCGCAAAATCTCGCGAAGAGTACTTTGCAAAAAGAACTCAAGAACGAGAACAAGCTATTGCAAACGATCCTCTGAAGGAACAGCATCCAAGTATGCCTATCAATAGTGAAAGGCAGACTCGTGTAACTTTTGGTGGTACAAAGAAAAGCTAATTATTTAGTAATTCCTATCCAACAAAGTAATTAAAAACTTAACAAGGAGAAAATATGGCAAACTCAACAACAGCCTACGGCTTAAGAGCTTTAGGAAAGTTGGGAAGCAATCCAGCAAACGGTGGTCAGGGACAATACAATATCTCTGATAACTACTCTACATCTATATTTCAAGGAGATATGGTAACTGTAGATGCAGGATATATCGCTCCGGTTGTTCTAACTACAAATACTACTGTACTAGGAGTATTTAATGGTTGTTTAATCGAAGTGAGCCCAACAACTGGTAAGCCGACTTGGTCAAACAAATATGTACAAACGAATATCACTCAAGGTGAAATTCAAGCGTATGTAATTGATGATCCAAATCAGCTTTACTTGGTAAAATCAACTGGAACAGCTGCTGGTCAAACAGCAGTAGGAGAAGCTTACGAACAATCATACGTTGCAGGTAATACTACAAATGGTATTTCTGGAGTGTATTTAAATCTAGGCGCTTCTACTACAGCACAATTAAGAATACTTCAAACGTCACCTTTCATCGGAAACGAAGAAGGCGTAACTAACGAAGACTTCATTGTGAAGATAGCTGGAACATTAAACTAAAGGAGACTTAAACTATGGCTATATCACGATCACAACTAGTTAAAGAACTAGAACCAGGTTTAAACGCTCTGTTTGGACTTGAATATAAACGCTATGAAAACGAGCATGAACAAATATTTGATAAAGAAACTTCAGATCGAGCATTCGAAGAAGAAGTAATGTTATCAGGTTTTGGTAATGCTTCTATCAAAGCAGAAGGTCAAGGTGTTACTTATGACACAGCACAAGAGACTTTCACTGCTAGATATACGCACAATACTATAGCTCTTGCGTTTTCAATCACTGAAGAAGCGATTGAAGATAACTTGTATGACAGACTTGCGTCTAGATATACAAAAGCATTAGCTAGATCTATGGCGAATACTAAACAAGTATATGCTGCTAACGTTTTAAATAACGGATTTAGCACTGTATACCCAGGCGGTGACGGTTCTGCGTTGTTCTCAACAACACACGCGACTATTGCTGGTTCATTCAGCAATACATTAGCTACTCAAGCTGACTTAAACGAAACATCTTTAGAGCAGTCTTTAATTGACATCGCTGCTTTCACTGATGAAAGAGGTTTAAAAATTGCAGCACAAGGAGTGAAATTAATCATCCCTTCTCAATTGCAATTTACAGCTGATAGATTAATGAAATCTGCTGGTAGAGTTGGAACAGCTGACAATGATATCAATGCTATCAAAGACATGGGTATGATTTCTGGTGGATACACTGTAAATCACTACTTAACTGACTCTGATGCGTTCTTTATCAAGACAGATGTACCAAACGGTATGAAGTACTTTGAAAGATCACCGATTAGAACTTCTATGGAAGGTGATTTCGAAACTGGTAACGTTAGATACAAAGCTAGAGAAAGATACAGCTTCGGCTGGTCTGACCCTAGAGGTATCTTCGGTTCATCAGGAGCTTAAGAACTTTTATTTTATGGGGCGGGCTTGACTCGCCCCATAAATCATTATAAAAACATCTGTGAGAAGATGAAAACCTACATAATAAAATTATTCTTTAACGGTATAAAAATCCAATTTACATTGGAATCCGAACCCATAAATACTACAGAATCTTTACATCAGAAAGTACTTGACTTTCTGGGAAAAATCAGTAAAGAGCAATTAGAGAAATTAATTAGTCATAAACAGATTAGTAATTTCTCTTATATAACCTATGAGGAGGTTGAGCGTGACATCATTGTCCCAATCACTTCTGGCCAAGAAAATAGACTTGGAGTCACAGTGGAACAAGTCTTATCTTGAACAGGGAAGACTAACGACTGACATGCAGTGGTTAGAAGTGGAGTTGAAGGAAGTCAAAAGACAAATTCTTCAACAGGATCTTGAAGTAGCTAAACAAGAAAATAACCTTGTTTTAAGCGAAGAAGAAGATCCAACATTTATAGCTAGCTAAACTAGTTATATAATTGGAATAAAAGTGAGAGAAACTTAAGCCACCCCTTGCTCTTTCTGAAAAATTAAGCTATATTTAATACACTATACATTAACATCTGATGTAGACGCGTATAGTCGATAGGCCTAATAACTACATTAGATTATTTAGGAGGATAAACATATGGCAAAAACTACTTTCCAAGGAGTTGTAAGATCTTACGGCGGACAGAACAAAGAATCAAATGTGTTCGCAGGTACAGTTGTTCTTGCAGCTAAAGGAATATTAACAGGAAACACTTCAGTGTATTCTGCTATTAAAAATATCGACAACAATCAAAATATCGTGTTACCAGCTGGTGCACAAATCGTTGATGTTGTTCATGCTGCTACAGGCGCTGCTAACAAAACATTAAATCTAGGTACTACTTCAACTGCTGGTCAAGCGAATTCAACTTCTCTTGCTTCTGCATTGAGTGCCAATGGTGTTCAATCAGCTCTTGATACTAACGTTATTGGAACTGCAGCGATAACTCCATTTACAGTTAACACAACTATATTTGGTGCTGGTGTTTCTGGTTCTACTATTGCTTCAACTACTTCTGTAATTATAAGTTACATTATAGCTGATAATGGTCAACCAGGTGAAGTTGGTCCAGCTTAATTAATTTTTTAATAGAGCTCCTTCGGGGGCTCTATTAATATAAGGAGAAATTTATGGGTAAATATAAAAGTGATGTAAAACCAGTCGTTACAAGTGCTGCAAATGCAGTTTTGTTTACAGGTCCTACAAGATTAAGAGGATTTATGATTCAAGCTGCTGGAAGTGCTGGAACAGCAATTATTAATGGTTTAGCAAATGTTACAACTGTTAGTTCTTCAACTAATACACAAGTCTACATTCCAATAACTGTTGGCGCTAATCAAACAGAAACATTAAATCTTCCAGAAGATGGTGTTTTATTTGCAGGAAGAAATGGTACAGGAATTGTTGATGGTGTTGGTGTAACAGGAAATAGTAGCGGATTAACTATTACGTTATTTATAGACAAATAGGAGAGTAGATGACTACCTCTGGCACTACAAGTTTTAATCTTGAACTAGATGAGCTTTTTGACGAAGCTTATGGACGTGTAGGTATT